CCCAGATACTGATTACCATCGGTGATCGTGCCAGCGACATTCTTGCGATTCACGGGCAGGTTGACTGAGCGATAGATGCGCTGTTCAGCCTGCTTGATGAACGTCGGAATTGCCGCAACAAAAGCTGTTTCCGTGTTCTCGCAATAATCCTTGATCGCGGCAGTCAATTCAGTGTAGGTCATGTGGTCACCGTCACAGTCCCCACCTGTCCATGCGCCAGAATGTTGCCTGACCCATCTGCGTCCCCATTCCCTACAGGATCAAACGCAAACAACTGCCTGCTGGTATCTTGCGATAAATCGGGACGCGGGTTTTTCAGTGCCTGTGGGTCAGCATAATCACCAAGCCTGCCTAAAAAGTTCTGCGGCTGGTCTTCGTCCAACATATCCCTGCCGACCATCAATCCTGTCATGCGACCAGCTTTGATCTGTGGCACAAGATCCTTGATCTTATATCGGAATCCTGTGCGATCACAAAACCCGAACGCATATTTGCCATTGGCAAATTTAGCCATCAGGAATAGCCTCCGGGCACAAAGTGTACGGAAGCACGATCACGATCTTCCTGTTCCGCCAACTGCCACTGAAATTCATATTCAGCTTTAAGTTCGGGGGATCGCACGAATGCTTCTGGATACTTCTGGGATATCATATAGGCTAGGCCAGACACCAACGCCGGTAGGAAACGAGCGGGCACGTCTGGATCGGTAGATCCCACAGCACCTGTATCCTCGATACGCCGTATTTGCTGATAAACAAACGTGTAGGCTTTATCGGGTGTAGGCCACAGATACACAACCGGAGCATCACGCTGCTTGTCGATATACAAGTTTACGGGACGCCCTTCGGTGAGCTTGTTCGGGATCGTGGAATACTGCGACACGCTGAATCGTGACAGCGGCAGATCACTCTGTGTAGTACCAGATCCATCACGGATCCAATGCTGAATCAAATCAACGGTATCGGCATCCATCGTGACCGAGGAGGTGCTTGCCGTCAAGGTTTTGGTGCCCTGCTCGACAGTCCAGAAGTTGAGGCCACGATTCACCCATTCAAGGGATAGTAGGTTCAGCGACCGGCGAGCCGTCTCCATGTCATAGCCCGTCTTCGACTGAAGCCCGCATCGCTCAAACGCTTCTTCTACAATCTCTGAGATCTCAAGATTGAACGTAGAGGTTCCAGACGTAGCCATCAGTCCGAATCCACTTCAGGACATCCAAACTTTTCACATACGGATTTCTTGTAAGAAACGACGCCGCCTCCAGCCAACCTTGGCATCCTGGATCCATTACCAATCATCCCTTTCGCTCTCATGTGGGACAAATCGGCAAGGTTCGTATTCTTGGCCACCACCTTTTTAAGCATACCACCGCTAATCAGCCCACCAGCAGCATAACTCGCAGCAATGGCCTTGGCCTGCTCCCTGTCCGTGACCCTATGACCGGAACCCGACCTGAGAGTACCCGCCTTGAATTTGGACATAATCTCGCCTGCTGGCATAATTAAAATGCCCTCCAGTTGGGATATTCCTTGGCGATATGACTCGTATGGCCAACCTCTTCCTCATAACCGGGATAATTTTCAACAAGCCTGCTGTAATAGCCCCAGTTATGATCCGCCTCCGCCTTCTGGCGAGCGATCTCATTGTATTCGGGAACTTTCGCGGCAGAATTCTTCAGATCGGCCATTAGTAGCTCTTCCTCAGATAGAGCATTACGGTATAGCGATCACCGCTTGAATGACCCGTGGTCGTGAACAGGACATCACCATTAATGCCACTGCCAGCGTTATTCGGGAGGGGGCCACCGCCACGGAAGTCGAAATAGCCGTATCCGCTGAGTGTCCAGCAAATAACGTTAGTGCTGGCGTTCCAGAGGATATCGACGGTCATGCCAGAGCAATCATAGGAGATCTGCTCAATGGCTACCCTAGCACAAGACCTTCCTGTGCCAGATTCCGTACTGAGGGCGGATACATCGACTTTGGCTACAGCAGCTTCACCGCTACCATCGGAGATGTTGGTGAACTTCATAACCGCGATGCGGTCGCCGTCTTGGATCGTTTGGGACGTTACTGCGTCAGCCATCTGATTCTCCCCACGAGGACAGGGCTTCTAGCCCCGCTCGCTATAGGAGATATGACCACCCACCATAAGATGGGTGACCTTATCTCAATTAATCACATTAGGACAGCGATGCAGTCGTCACATATTCGATAATGAACGTAAACGATCCAGCAGTAGTGGCATCTGCGGTATTCGTGATGTTGCAGTAAACTGTCCGTGCGGAACCAGCATACACAATCGACACGGGAGCAGTAGTAGTACTCTCAGTTCCACTTATCAACGTGAGCTTTACGACATTACCCACCACAACTGTCGTGCCACCATCTAGAATCTGATCCGTGACCGCCGCAACAATCTGGGCACCGGAGCTTGATGTTCCAACCTCAAACCCGATGTCTCCCGTTCCGATAATCGGAGCCGTGATACAGACAATGGAGATGGCGGTGATGACGGTGTTGGCTGGCTGAGTAAACTCACCGATAGCTGAACTATCGCCTGCCGTGGTGTTGACCGTAACGCCTGAAGCGTGTCCAACACCCCCTCCTAGAACGACTCTGGTGGTATAAGCACCAGTTGAACTGCTCTTATCAACGGATTGGAATCCGTTTTCCGACCGTACTGGACCTGAAAAAGTCGTGTTAGCCATGATCTTCTCCTGTCTTGGCTAGTGTCTGCCGATTACTCGACAGTCAGGAAAAAATAGGAGGGGAGAAAGCAATCAATCACAAAGCTCGGGAGCCGTCCCACAGCCCCATAAAAGATTGCTTCCTCTCCCACCCTTTTTTACTACGCTCCGGGTGAACCCCAGATCCCAAGTGGATCGGAGACACCGAAGCTGTACCGCTCGCGAGCCTTATAACGAACATTTCCGGTATCGAAATCACCGTCCATGCTCGTTTCAAGTGCAACACGCTTGAAATGCTTCATCCCGTCTGGAATATCTGTCAGAAGGAACCACGCATCCGTATCCGTTAGATAGTGGTTCACGACCGTACCTCCCGGAATAACATTCATCGAACGCAAGGCGTTGATGTCGTTATCGGCAGTCGCAGGACGAAGTTCAGACTTCATCACCCGTGTCGCCACAAACTGCAAATCGGGCGGGATGACAAGCGTCTGGGGACGAGCAGCGATCAATAGACCACGCTCATCCGTCCATTTACCAATCTGAATCACGGCAGCCTCAAGAGAAGTCTCGTTGAGGTCAGCGGCAGTTCCTGGGCGGTTGGAATTCTTGCCACCTGAAACGAGCGGGTGACCATCACCACCAGTTACGCCATCACTAGATGCCGTGAACAGATTTACACCGTCGCCGCTTTGATAAGCGTTGGTGAATCCGTTGTTCAACGGGAACACGGCCTTCACCTGCTTGGTGTGGGCCATGGCGCGAGCCAGAGCCTTTGTATAACGAGCCGATAGAGAATCGTAAAGATTATCCTCCATGGCCTCTTCCGTAATGGCGAAGCCCATGGCAATCGTTTCATGGTTGTACCGCGCCACGAACGACTCCTGTGCAGCGTCATACGAAATCGCGTCACCCTCATCCTTCACAGGTGCCGCATCGAAGCCCGAAAGCTTCACCTCTTCCTCAAAGGAACGATCCGAGCTTTCCGTCTCATAGATTTCGGTATGCTCGTCATCATAACGTGCATACTCCATTCCGAAGAGAGCGTTCAAGCCTGGAAGTAGTTCCTTGAGGAGCTGTGCGCGTGAAATAGCCATTTGTCAGTCTCCTATACGCCTGTGGCGTTCAAATAGGAATGATTAGAAGCTGACCCGCTAGACGCAGCGTTGAACTTCACGATTACATCTGGGAACGCATCACTTGCCGTTGTCCCTTTCGGGGGAAGGCTGGTAGGCCCATCAACAAAGCTGATGATACGAAGAGGCAGCGTGTTCGTTGTTGCTGGGGTGCTGCCATCAAGTGCGCTCTTGGACTTGCCAAAAGTAGTACTGCCTGCTGTCACAACAACAGATGCATTAAGTCCGCGATCCGTGGTGTTCAACGCCTCGTCGGCCTGCATCTGGAAAACGACCATAGGATCATCCAGCACATACGCCATCGCGTCAGTGGCTGCGTTGTCCGCAGGCCAAAAATTTGAAAACGTTTTCTGTCCGGATGTCGGGTCCGTATAGGAGCAACCCAAGAAAATTCCAACTGTGGTCAAAGCCGCAGTGCCAGCATCTTTTTCAATGGTACCATTTGCCGCAACCTTAACGAAATCACCATTAGAAATCTGTGTATCGTATGTAGTAATGATCGGCAAATGTCTTGTCTTGCTAGTAAATGACCCAGAAGCACTCAAGGTGCCAACAGGCCGAGCCCCGTATGGGGTTGCTGTAATAGCCATAATATTCTTCCTATCAATTTCTTCAAATATTGCTAATTAGATAACCTCAGCGTTTACCACCGCCGAAGGTTACACGAGTTTGACGATCAGGCGGGAGAACGGGCATCCGAGGATCACTTTCCCGCATATAACTGTTATCGACGGCCTGCATCTGTGAGGCAGCGTGTCTTTCGTAATACTCACGCCTCTTGTCTACGCTTTCCTCAGATTGTTTGCAGAGCAATAGCCCACCAAGTTCGATTCCTCCTCTCTCCTTCCACTCCGATTTATGATCGCTCATAATGCGGAGTTCTGGATGATCTTCAGCTTTAACGGGTTCCCATCCTTCACGGAATTTCTTGGAAACATTCGTGTTGTCTGGGCTGCCTACCATAGATGTTCGTATCCACCTGAACACCCAGCCATCCTGAGGATCGGGATCTGGAAGAACCGATGCAGGTTCCCAAGAAACATCACGAGCCTCGCTTTCACGAGTATCTGCTTTCCTGGATTCCCTGGGGGCGCGTTCGTTAGCCATTAGGCCATCTCCTTGATTATCTGTGCCGCATATTGCTGTGGCGTTATACCCAAGCGTTCCGCGAGTTTAACTTGAGTCTGTGTCAGAGTGACCTTATGCGATGGCGCACCACTATTTCTAGATGCTGGCGCAACCACGGGATTTGCCTTGCGGCGAGATGCAGTATCAACGACGACGACGTTGTTGGATTGCGTCGAGCTGCTACCGAAGTGCGTAGGAAAAACTTCTTTCATACGATTATCTATCAACTTATA